AGAAGATTTTCCAAGAGAATCAGATGTTGAAGAAGGCTCTTTATGAGCATAGTCTAAAGGAGGTAGAGATTGCAATTAGGTGTCTTGACCATGCAGATAAGTTCTCACCTGAGTTCATCAGGTCTGTGATAGAAAGAATTGAGGAGATTATGAATCCTCAGAAGGAAACTAAGGAAGAAACAAAGGAGGACTAACATGGTAGGAACAAGAAGGGCTAACAATGTGATTAGAATCCCTACATCTCTACAAGGCAAGTTCTTTAGGATATGGATTGAGTTCTTAACTCCTCTTCATAATCTTACTAATAGAGAAAAGGATGTTGTAGCTGCCTTCATAAAGGCAAGGTTTGAGTTAAGTAAGTCTGTGACAGACGACACTCTACTAGACAAAATAGTAATGAGTGATGATGTCAAGAGCCAGATAAAGGCTGATTGCAATGTGTCAGATGCCTTCTTCCAAGTTATCCTTGGTAAATTGAGAAAGACAGGTGTGATTGTGGATGGTAAGATAAACCCCAAGTTCATACCTAAGAACATCAAGGCAGATGACCAAACATTTCAATTACTATTATACTTTGACCTGAATGCAACAAACAATTGATAGATTGTCAAGAGAGCTGAACCTACCAACTGATGTAGTGGTAAAATCATACAAAGCCTACTGGCTGTTCATTAGACAAACCATAGAGGAGCTTCCTCTAAAGGAAGACATGGATGAGGAAACATTCAGTAGGCTTAGAACTAATTTCAATATACCAAATTTAGGTAAGCTAGCTTGCACCTATGAAAGGTACATAGGAATCAAAAAGAAACACAAAATAATACAAGAAAAGTATGCTGAACATAATAAAGATTAGGCCAATGGCCAACTATCTAGTAACCACCAAGGACGAATACACTGAGGATGATGTAAAGAAAGGAGGACTCATGATTAAGACTGTAGGAAGTCTGAAAGAGTATCAGAAAGTGGTTGCAGTAGGACCAATGGTAAGAGGGATACAAGTAGGAGACCTAGTATGTATTAACCCAAAGAGATATGCTCAATACAAGCACAAGCCTGGGTCACTCAAAGATGGAGTTATCACAGATAACCCTGTAGTTTCCTACAACTTCAATGTGATTGAGTTAGACCATATATCTCATTTACTCCTTACAGACCAAGACATTGACTTTGTAATAGAGGAGTGGAATGATGAAAAGGAGCCAGAAAAAAGTAACATAATTATCCCTGAGAGGAAAATAATTGTCTAACCTACAGCCTACTGAGGGAAACCTTGGTAGGCTTTTTGTTTATAATATGATTAGATTATTCAAATATGAAGCCTATGAGGTAACTATAGAACCTGAAGCTATTATGCTTGCCCCATTCAAAGCTGTCTATGACAGAGATAAGCATAAGGACAAGTCAATGGCAAAGCAGGAACTAGCCTATATTTACTTCATGGGAGACCCAAGAAGCGATTACCAATACCTTGTTGACCCTGAGGTTAGGTCTCAAGAAATTATCAAGGGGCTAGGTATGCCTGATAAGTGGAAGCCAGATGATGTTATTAAGAGGGCATTAACCTTCTATGAGAGCTTTAAGCCCATATCAGCTGGACTGCTAGAAGACACAAGGTATGTTGTAAACAAGCTTAGAAAAGAGCTTAGAGACATGAACTTTGATGAGAGGGACGACAAAGGTAAGCCTGTCCACACTCTACAGTCTATTACAGCAACTCTGAAGCAAATTCCTGGGTTAGCTAAAGACCTAGATGAAGCAGAGAGAACATTAAGTAAGGACATCATTGCTGAGGCTAAGGCAAGAGGTTCACAAACTAAAGCACTACTTGAAGATGAAGATTAACGATGTGTTAAACTGCGTGAATAACACCCTAGAAGATGAAAGAAGAGCCAAGGGTTTATCCCCTAAATTAGGGCACTTCATATATCATATTGGAGTGGAAAAAGGTATGGGACATATTAAGATGTTCCATGCTTATATTGAGTTCTTTAATATGAAAACAGGTGCATCCTACAGGGTAATTACAATACACCACACAATGCCTTGTAAGGTAGAAGAACTAGAGGAAGCAAAGGAGCAAATAGCCCTTATGGCCCTAAAGAACTTTTTCACAGCATTAAGACTTGGTACTAATAAGGGTGCATACGAAAACTATGTAACTGGAGAATTTCAAGGATGGACTTAAGGGATGACTTTTATATACCCACTAATGAGTTTCAGACTGAAATAACCAAGGACTTCTTATCTTCATTACCTGATGAAGTAGCAGAACAACTATTGGACTTTGTTCAGAATGTAGAGTACATTAAGAACCTGATAAGTCCTACAAGAAGAAGAGCAAAAGACATGCCTAGGGATGACCAAGGCAGGATAATAGTTGACCTAGAGAACCCCCATATCTTAGAGAATATGGATTACTTTAGACCAGCTGCTCTTCATTACAAAGAGTTTAACTGCTATACATTCCTAAGACCTAATCCTAATCCAAATAGTGAGTATAGGAAATGGATAGATGAAGAGAAGAGAAGGTGTAGAGAGGGTTATGTTAGAGAGTCTGATGGAGAGTGGATAACAGGGTACATGTACTGGTACATGAATTATTGCCCTATCATGCTTACTAGAATCACAGAGGGTAAGAGGAAAGCAGACAGAATTGAGGACTTCCCTGAGACTTGGGAAGGAATTTATCTAAGATTCCACTACCTTCATAAGGCTAGAGAAGCTGGAAACCATGCTATTGAACTGGCTAGAAGAGGATGTTCAAAGTCATATACTCTGGCATCCATGATGGCTAAGAACCTAATCTTAGGAGAAAGCAATGAGGTTCGTAAGCGTGTGACAACTATTCTTACTGCTTATCAAAAGGAATATTTGGCAGACAAGGATGGTACTTTGTCAAAGTTTGAACCTATGATTAACTTTGTGTCAGAGAACACAGAGTTTCCAAGATTAAGACTGAGAAACTCATCAAATGAAATGTTCTGGCAGATGGGATATTTGGATGAGTATGGCAGAAAGAAAGGCTCACTCAATAGTGTAATGGGTGTATCTTCAAAGGACGATGAAGCCAAGCTTAGAGGTAAGAGAGGTTACATATTCTTTGAGGAAATGGGTGCCTTCCCAAATCTACTGAGTATCTATGATACTGTAAGGCATGGTATGGAGGAAGGTGATTTTACCTATGGACTAGCCTATTTAGTAGGTACGTCAGATGAAAAGGACTCTAACTTTGAGTCAGCTAAAGCACTATTGTATAATACAGCAGGTTATAACATATACTCTATAAGGAATGTCTATGACAAGCCAAAGCAGGGAAAGCCCACCTTTGGCTACTTCTTCCCAGCTTACTTAAACAGAAAGGGATGCTATAACAAGGACGGGGTATCTGATGTCATAAAAGCACTAGTACAGGTTCTTATTGCAAGACACAAGGCAAAGTATGGTTCTGACCCTAACTCAGTATTAAGAGTTATCTCAGAAATGCCTATCACTCCAGCAGAAGCTATTATCAAAGTAAAGAATGCCTTCTTCCCAGTAGCAGCTCTTACTGAAAGGCTACAACAACTAGACCTAGACCCTAAGGCATTTGATGATGTCTATGTTGGAGACCTAGTTCTTAGTGGCAAGGAAGTAAAATTCAGCCCATCAAGTGATGAATTGCCTATCAGGAAGTATGGTGTAGATAACACTACAAGAGGAGCATTGGAAATCTATGAAATGCCTCAGAGGAACAGCTCTGGAAAGCTATATGATAATAGGTATGTAGTAGGGCATGACCCTGTAGATAACGATGAAGCTGAATCTACTTCACTATCAAGTACCTTTGTGCTAGACTTATACACAGACAGAATAGTGGCAGAATACACTGGTAGAATGCCTTTTGCAGATGACAACTTTGAAATGGTGAGGTTACTCTGTATTTTCTACAATGCCAAGTGTTTGTATGAAGCTCACCCTTATAGTCAAAAAGTATATACTCCTGATGGTCTCAAAGAATGGAAAGATATTAAAATAGGAGATACTTTATTTTCTCCAACTAAAGGTAGTGTTAAAGTTATTGACATTCCTGTAGATGAGGAAATGGATATTTATAAAATAAAATTGTCTGATGGTAGAGTGGTAGAAGCTAGTGATAATCATATATGGATAGTTTATAAAGGCACTTCTAAAATTCCTATTGAAGTTACTACCAAGCAAATGTTAGAAGATGGTGTAATAAATAAACATGGGCAACATAAATATTTTATACCAGAGCATAATGGTGTTGAATATCCAAGAAGAGAATTACTAATAGACCCTTACACTATGGGTTTAATACTTTCGGAAGGTAGCATAAAGGGAACACATTGCACTAAAAATTATATTCAAATATCTTCTAGTAAAGAAGATATGTTATTTTATCAAAATAACATTCCTTATAAAACAAAACATATAGGTACTAGAGGATATTCTTGGCATGTATATATTCCTGAATGTAAAAGTATAATGAAGAAATATAATTTATATGGTACAGATAGTCATACTAAGTTTATTCCTTCAGAATATCTGTACAGTCATAGGGCACAAAGAATGGAGCTACTAAAAGGTATAATGGATGGTGATGGGTGTGCTAATACAAATGGGGCTAGTATTCTTATAACCTGTTCAAAAAGACTTGCAGAAGATGTTCTTACATTATCTAGAAGCTTAGGAATAAAGTGTTGGTTACAAACTTCAAAAGAAGGAGTGTACAGAGTAGCCATAGCATCTGAACATAAAGTATTCAAATTACCAAGAAAAGTAGTAGAACAGCATATATACAAACCTTATACTAAAGGAAGTAAAGCTTCTGCCTTATTAAATAAGACTGCTATAGATAGCATAGTATTATCCCATAGAGAAAGGGGTAAATGTGTCACAGTGGACTCTAATGATGGTCTTTACCTTATAGGTGATTATGTAGTAACACACAACTGTAATAAAAAGGGTACCTTTGCTTACTTCCAAAAGATGCAATGTACTCACTTGCTAGCAGATACCCCTGAGTATCTGAGAGATAAGCAAATGATTAAGTATAGTAGCTTTGGAAGTAATGCTAAGGGAGTTAATGTTACTGCTGCCATTAACAATTATGCTAATAGTCTTATTAGAGACTGGCTATTGAAGCCTGTGGTAACAGTAGTAGTTGAGGATGGAGAAGAGAAAGAAATTGTAGTTCCAAACCTCTACTTCTTGAGAGGTAGGGCATTATTAGAGGAGCTTATAGCTTTTGACCCAGTAAGAAACTTCGATAGAATCA